CAATGCCTCGGACATCATTTCTAAATCATTTACCCGACCACTTGAATGAGCAAAGAGTTTCTGTGGGTTGAGAAGTATCGACCCAACATTGTTGAAGACTGCATTCTCCCTGATAGCATCAAAAATGTCTTTCAGGGTTTTGTTAATCAAGGTGAGTTGCCTAACCTGCTGCTGAGTGGCACTGCAGGTGTGGGTAAGACTACCATCGCTAAGGCGCTGTGTGAGGAGATTGGTGCTTCTTACATCGTGATCAACGGATCGGACGAAGGACGCTTCCTAGACACCGTGAGGAACCGTGTGAGGCAGTTTGCCACAACCATCTCTCTGACCTCTGGAGCGTCCCACAAGGTCGTTATCATTGATGAGGCAGACAACACCACTAACGACGTGCAACTGTCCCTCAGGACCGCTGTGGAGGAGTTTCATGGCAACTGTCGTTTCATCTTTACCTGCAACTTCATCAACAAAATCATCGAACCACTGCACTCACGTTGCACGGTTGTTGATTTCAGGATCAAACCTGAGCAAGCGACTGGTCTGCAAGGTCAGTTCTTCACCCGTCTGAAAACTATTCTAGACCACGAGCAGATCCAGTATGAAGATAAAGTTCTCGCTAAACTTACTAAACGTTATTATCCCGATTGGCGCAGGCTTATTAATGAGTGCCAGAGGTATGCCGCTACTGGAAGTATTACTTCTGCTATTCTCGTGGATGTCGCTGATGTTAATCTTGACACTCTTCTAGCATCTCTGAAGAAGAAAGAATTTACCAATGTCAAGAACTGGGTTGTCCAACATATGGACAATGATCCCAGCATGGTGATGCGTAAGATCTATGACAGCATTTACAATGTCTTGAAACCTGCTTCTATCCCTGAGGCAGTTCTTATCATTGCAAAATATATGAGAGACATCTCTATCGTTCCTGACCAGGAAGTCAATATGCTTGCATGTCTGACTGAGATCATGATGAGTTGTGAGTTTCGATGACGCTACTCAAATTCATCGAGAAGGAACCTAAATTTATTATTATGGAGGAGATGCTTGAGCGCCTTGAAAAAGAACCAGAACGACAATACAAATGGATACGTGAAAACAACACCAGAAAATGTGCAAGAAGCAAATAATGCATTGTTTCATGCTACAATGAATCTACCACATGCTGCAAGACATTGTGGGATGACTGAACGAGAGATGAAACATATTTTTCGTGAGTATCTAAAGTACAATCCTCCTACTTATTCTGAAGATGACGACTGATAATTTATATTCTATCCCGTTCTATAGAGCAATTGTATCTGATGTAGATGCAATTCAAGAGGAACTGCATCCTGTTATAGAAAAAACCGTGGTCGATTCTATTGATGGTTGGGGTAGCACACATAAGTTATCTACGGAAACATTCATGGATAACTTTATTGAAGATAATAATCTTGTCATCTTTAAGAAAGAGATTTATAGGAATGTAAGTGAGTTTTTGTATGACACCAAGTTCGATACTAATCCTCATTACAATGAATCTTTGAGGGTAAAAATTAAATCTTCTTGGGTATCTTTATTTGAAAAACATGACTACGCACACATCCATGACCATGGAGATGCTGACATGTCTGGTGTTTATTACTACAAGGTAGATAAATCACATGGAGACTTCTTTGTTGATTGTCCATTCCCTTCGATGGGTGGTTCGTATCCATTCTTCCAACTGACCAATAGAATGTCATATAAACCATGTACTGGTACAATGTACTTGTTCCCTGGTTTTCTATCACATGGAGTCTGCACTAATACTTCTGACGAGACTAGAATTAGTGTAGCTTTTAACATTTATTTTGAGAGATCTTTTTAATTATGCCAACCACTTTGAAATCATTGAAGACTCCTCTCCGTTATCCTGGTGGAAAGAGTCGTGCTTTATCAAAACTTTTTCAGTATATCCCTGATCTAAAAGATTATACTGAATATCGTGAACCGTTTCTTGGTGGTGGCAGTGTAGCACTGGAGGTGTCTAAGAGGTATCCTCATCTAGATATTTGGGTCAATGATCTCTATGAACCTCTTTATAACTTCTGGCGAGAACTACAGGATCACGGCAATGAAATTACGAACATACTCCTCCAACTTAAACAAAGGCACCCTGACCCCACTTCCGCTAAGAAACTATTCTTGGATGCTAAGGAGTACCTATCAGGGTCTGCAACAACAGATAAGTTCCCTCCTTACAATGAGAACATCTGGCGTGCTGTTTCCTTTTATGTTATTAATAAGTGTAGCTTTTCTGGTCTTACTGAATCTTCGTCATTCTCCAAACAAGCAAGTGATTCCAACTTCTCCCTTGCGGGTATCGAACGACTCCGCGATTATCAAAAATTGATTGGCAATTGGAAATTTACTAACTTGTCTTATGAACAACTCCTTACTGATAACAAAGAGTCCTTTACGTACCTTGATCCCCCCTACGAGATCGGGTCAAATCTATATGGTAAACGTGGAAACATGCACAAAGGATTTGATCATGATGCCTTTGCTAGCGACTGTGACCGTTTTGTTGGTCATCAACTTGTTTCTTATAATTCGTCGCAACTGATCAGAGATCGCTTTGATGGGTGGACAGCTGCTGAATTTGCACACACTTACACCATGAGGAGCGTGGGGAGTTATAATACAGATCAAGCGTCTCGCAAGGAACTCGTTCTTTTTAACTATGAAGTGTGAAGTCAAACTCTTCGTTGCTGGCAAGGTCTTCTGCGAGGAGGTCATTGCTCGCAACTATCAAGAAGCAAGGGAGGTTGCCCTTGCTCGCAATCCTAATGCAAAAGTTATTGGAGTGACAGCGAAGTTCTAATGTGGCGGATTTGGGCAAAAGCACTGGGTGAAAAGTATGGACGAAACGACAGAGAAGCTGATTTTATTGCTGGCATACGCACCCTTATTTTTATTTCTTACTTGGTTACCAACCTTTTTATTATTAGTGGAGTGATTAGACACTGGAATGACGTACCAACTGAAAGACTACCTGTACAGCATCAATCAATCTAAAAAGAATATTCTTGATGGCGATCCTGATGCTGAGCGAGGTTATCCTCCTTACATTGTTAACAGGTGCCTCAGTTCTTTTACGGATACTATCTTGTATGCCAATGAGATGAACAAGTATCCAGAACTACCTAAGAAAATGCAATATGATTTTTTAATAAATAGTGTCAAACCTAGGAAACGTTTCTCTCCTTGGGCACGTAAAGATTCTATTGATTATCTTGAAGTAGTCAAAGAGTATTATGGTTATAATGACGATAAAGCTCTGCAAGCACTTAGGATTCTCACCAAGGATCAACTAGATCATATAACAAATGTATTGAATAAAGGTGGAAGAAAATGAGTGTTGAAACTGAGGTCCAGTGGAAGCAAACTGATATGGTTGAAGTGGTTCTTGGCGAACCAGATGACTTTCTCAAAGTGAGAGAGACGCTAACTAGAATTGGCGTTGCATCTCGCAAAGAAAAGAAGATCTACCAATCTTGTCATATCCTACACAAACAAGGCAAGTATTATATTGTACATTTCAAAGAGTTGTTCGCTCTTGATGGCAAGAATACGAATCTATCATTGAATGATGTTCAACGTCGCAATCGTATCGTACAACTCCTTAGTGATTGGGGACTAATCACTGTTGTAGATGCAGAGAAGATTGCTGATCTTGCTCCTCTCAATCAAATTAAAGTCCTGTCATTCAAAGAAAAAAATGACTGGACGCTTGAGAGCAAGTATAATATCGGACGAAAGAAGACAGCGGTTGAGTAAACCGTAATTCTGGTGGGGGTTTCTACGACCCCCATTTTTGTAGGTACGGTTATAACTATACATGTGATGCCTAACGGGTCACATGCAAACGTCGCTTATTTAAGGACATGACTAATATTACTTGGGAACACTATACCCCATACTCAATCGGATTCAATGAAACATTCAGCAGACTTGAAGCTCTTGCGGGCGGTGGATCAAGTTACCCACCATACAATGTTGTGGATGGACATGATGGTAGAACCTTACTGGAGGTCGCTCTTGCTGGATTTTCAAGAGATGATATTGAAGTCGAGACCGAACGAAATGTTCTGACAGTATCTGCTAGGAAAGCACCAGCAGATAAAGAACGTAAGTATTCACATAAAGGAATCTCTTATAGAACATTCTCTCGCAACTGGCAAATGGCAGATGATGTAGAAGTTGAAGACGTACAATTTGTTGATGGTCTCCTTACAATCACTCTCGTCAAACAGTTGCCCGAAAAACAGAAGAGAAAAAAATGGTTCTAAATAATGATGAAGGGGGATTTGACATCCCCCTTTTTTGGTGTTAAACTAAGATCTAAATCACAATAACTATGGCAGTATCAATCCTTACATTAAAGACTGGTGATCGTGTTATTGCTGAACTGAAGGAAATCTTCGATGGGGAAGACGAAAACAAAAAAGGTGTTTGTCTCCTTATGGAAGAACCATACATCCTGAGTCTGGATGGCGCAACCCCTCAGTATCTTACTGAGCAAATGGGAAGTGAATATCAAATCAGATTTAGTAAGTGGAATCCTTACTCCTCAGATTGGCAATATAAGATTCCATACGATAGTGTTATGACTATCAGCAATCCTGAACCAGGACTGCAGCAAGCATACGAAAACAAAATTACTGAAAAGGTTGAAAAATATGGCAGAGACGAATCAGGAACTGAGGATTAATCACTCGGTTCGTATTGCAATTCTTTCCACGGGCGAGAGAGTTCTTTGTTTATTTGGTGATGTAAAAGATGAGCAAGAAAGAACTGTAGGATACAAGATGCTGTATCCATTTGTTCTTGGTCTTGGTGAGCAAGATGACAATGGCAATTTGCCAATCAAGTATTCTAAGTGGTGTCCTTATACACCAGTACAAGAGTTTAGAATCAATGGCGAGCACATTGTTAGTGTAACTTATCCAGATAATGCAATTCTGGATAACTATGTTACTGAACTGGAAGGTTATGGCATCCCTAGGGATAGAGTATTTTACGCACCCCCTGAAGAAGTGATTGAGGAGCTACAAAATGGAGATAGCAGCGAACCTGCTGAAGTTGCAGAATGAGTGGATCATTGCTCAAGTAGAACCAGTTGAAGGGGACACCTTGCCAGGTGACCCTGATGTCTGGATGGTCGAACCTTATCTGGTAGATTATGAAGGACAACTGGTTCCATGGGCAGAGCACTCTTCTGAGCGTGAATTCAATGTCAGGTCTTCGGACCTGACTGTCGTGACCAACCCCAGCAAGGCACTCCTTGCTCGTTATATTGAATGTCTTGAATGAAGTTTTACACTAGTGTTGAGCAAGCAGGCAACCGTCTGCTTGTACGTGGTTATGAGAACGGCAATCGCTACAGCGTT